TTATTTACGTTTTCTTAGAAGGACAATAGCAGCGAGGCTTAACATTGCGCCTGTTACAGCGATTGGCCAATTAGCTGAGTCGCCTGTCTTAGGTAAGGCTTCTTGCTTGTTGGAAGTCGCCTTCTCTGTTTCTGTGGCTTTTGTCGTTTGGGAGGAAGAGGGACTTTTTTCCTTCACAGTTACGGATTGTTGTTCATTTTTAGGTGAAGTAGTTACTTGCGGTGTGTCCCGATCGTCTTGTGCTGGCGTCACAATATCTGTGTTTTTATCGTTATCTGAATCATCTGTGTCTGTTCCTGGATCAGGCGTTGGGGACGCATCTGTCACGGTTACGACTACTTCGACTGGATCGGCTTTTTGACCACGATCGTTTTCGGCAGTCCATGTGACCGTGTAATCACCTGGTGTCGATAAATCAACAACATCGTCAAAATCACTTACCAAATGGGCATTTTCAGTAACGGAAGCATGATCATCTTCCATGAATTCATCGGCTGATTTGGTTGTATCTTTTTCATAAGTGATGGCTGGATCAGCAGTAATCACTGGTTTTGCATGAACGATCACTTTTACTGTCACGGGATCTGCTTTTAATCCGGCTGTATTTTCAGCAGTCAATGTGACGGTATATTCACCCGGTGTGTTAAAATCAACCACTTGGTCAAAATCGCTTTGAACGGGCGTGCCGTCATCTGTTTCAGCATGAACGTCCTGTAAGAACTGCTCCTCAGTCACTGGTTCATATTGATTGTAGTCGACACTTTCGTCGGCAGTCAGATCTAAGACATGGCGAATATCGAAATACTGATCATAAGTTCCGCTCGAAATCACATAACTCGTCATGTTTGAAGGAACAGGATAACTTCCAGTAGCAAAATCATAGCGAGCATTATATTCGAGTTCAGTCAGGCCATCAAATTCTTCCTTCGTCACATTGCTGATTGTAATCCCATCATTTGTGATCGTCAGACGAGAACTGGCCACTTGCTGATCATTAAAGCCGACGTATGTGTTGCTGGATGATGTTGATTTTGTAAATGGTGCAACTGTTCCATCAAAGCTTGTAAGGCGATGAGGCATCATTGAGAAGGGCAGATATAGAGTTTGAGCCGCTTCGTCATAGTCTAGTTGGCTGGATTTTAGTGAGACATGCGGGTAATAGCGTCCGGTATTCTGTCCATAAGCAGCCAGCGTTTGCAGCGAGCCGTTTTTGAAACTTTCAAAATCATTTAGCGGTCTGAAATCATCAATTCCGTCAAATTGAACGAATAACGTTTTTAAAGTCGGAAGTGACGCTAATGCAGAAATATCAGTGATTCCCATTGAATTTTGCGCATATACTTCATGTAAATTAGGCAACTGATTGAACGTATTGAAAATATCATCGGTTACATTGGGACTATTGATACTGATAGATTCCAAGCTTGTCAACCCATTCAAATCAGGAAAAAAGCTATCCGTAATGTTGTTGCCTGATACCGTCAAGCTGATGAGCGAGGTCAAATTTTGGATGGGTGCTAGCGTTGTAATGTTTGTGTTACTAATGGTTAAATAAGTTAGATTGACTGCTGTTTCAAGTCCGGTCAAGTCTGTATAAGTACTGCCTGATAAATCGACCGAGGTAATTGTTGCCATTTGATCCGTTGTAATCGGAGCGTCGCTTGGCTGTTTAAGAAGAGAATTCAAATATGATCTTAAGGCTGGGTCAGGAATATTTACCTCAGTTGCTGTAGAGGCTGTTTCATCTGCATGCACAGCGGTTGTCCATAGGCCGGTAGATGTAAATAAAAAAATAGCAATTAAAAATAAAGTGAAAAGTTTTCTCATTGTTAGCTCCTTGTTAAAATAATTTCTTAAATCAGGATAATCCTTATATATATTACTTTCAATGAGAATTAGATTAGAAAAACATGTTTTTTAAACAGAGTATAAAGAAAAATCAGATATATATAAAACGGTTTGGCTTTGTGCAATGGTTTATAGGATAATTGGTTACATTATATAAAATGCAGATAAAATTGAAAACGTAACAAAATAGACACATTTAATAAATTTTAGGTTTTTTAAGTGTTGTAGTATCATCTGAAAACTAAACGAGTTATTTATTAAGTTAGATTTATCTCATCAAAAAAACTGCAAAATGAGTCTGATTTGTCATTTTGCAGCATCAATATTTCTTATATACATCGATTGTATTGCCAAAATTAATGATATAACGGCCATGGTGATACATTGGGCCGAACTTTTCTTTATAGTGGGAGACCGTCTTCCGTAAAAATTCTTCTGTCACACCGAGATATTCGGCTACTTCAAAATATTCCCGCATATTGGCATAGAAGCAAGTAATGATATCCTCTATGGAGACCAATTCCTCGTAGCCACGCTTTCGGGCGAAATTTTCTTGTTTGATATTGGCCATGTTGTCGAGTGAAAAGATATTCCCAACTGAATATTTCCAGTGCATTAATTCTTCAATCAGGATGCCGCTTTTTTCAGCAGCACTTCTTTGCTGATCGATAAAAATCATCCCGTCGAGAAAAAGACCCGGGAGTTTGGCCGGCATTTTTTCTTCTTTAATCGGCACTTTATCTCCGTATTCATTCATCAAATCGTCATACACATCTGTCACTCCTTGCGTTGGAGTTTTTTAAAATCAATATAGTTCAGGATTTCGCGCATTTCCTCATCCGTCACATCATCGTCTAAATGTGCTGCAATTGTCATGAGGCGCTCGTTCTTGGAATCGTCTGTACTTCTTGGTGGAAAAAAAGCGTCAATCTGTTTGTTGAAAATCTGGGCCAGCTGGTAAAGCACATCTTGGTTGGCTTTTCTTTCGCCTGTCTCATAACGGCTGATGGTCTGTCTGGTTGTTCTAAGACGCGCCGCAAGTGTCTCCTGACTGATTCCCACTTCTTCCCGGTATTCACGTATTTTATTCCCTACAAATTTGTTTAATTCCATAATTCCGTTCTCCTTCTTTATGGTTAGTGACAGTATAGCACGAATGTTACCTTTTTGGAACTAAATGATCCTGCTTGCATCATTTTGTTTACATGTAACCATAATGGTGCTATAATTCATTTACAAACAATAAATATTGTTTATTTGGCGCTTTTTCTGGTGTGTACTTCGGAACAGTGCATTTTTTTAGCATTATACGCACCGAATTGGTGACAAAAGGAGGCAGGGAAGATTGCTGACACGTGAACAATTACGAGAAAATCAATTCAAGCTTTTGCATGCAATGGAAGAGACAGACAATACGATGGAGAAGCGGCGGATGATGAAGCAGCTAGAATTTTATGAAGCGCTGGGCGATCAACTGAAAGGCTTGCCGCTGACACCAGAGCAAAAACTGCTGCTTTTTACAAAAGAGAAATATTGGCTGATGCGGGAAAAAGCTTGTGATCGAGAAATCTATGAATATTTGCATGTTTCAAGGCGTACTTTTTATTTATGGAAAAAGAAAAACGGACTTGTTGGAGAATCGCCTGACAAAGCGGTGATGGCTGAGTCGCTGAGCCATTATTTGGAAGTTGATTTGCAGACGATCCGTGAGCTGCCGCTGCGGGAGATTGAAAATCGTTATGCGGCTTATATAATCAATGAAACACATAATGGGTGAAAGGGGTGACGGCATGAGGGCGTTAGAAATGATATCGGCGGTACTTTTCAGTGCATTAGTTATCAGCTTTATGGCACTTTTGGTTGTGTTAGTTTGGAAAGGAGTTGCCTTTGTTTGCGGCTTCTAAGGAGGTAAAAGAAGAATGGAACAGCTACTGCCAAACGTGGCGGATATTCAGTATATGCCAACAGTCAGGGCTTTCAAGCGACTTATCGAAAGCTATCAGTTGCAGCGGAAATATGAAAAATTCGACAAATGGCCGGCCGTTTTGAGTGACTATCAACTTGCAGATGACGGCTGCGACCCATTTGGCTTAGGCAGAACTATCAACCAGTTGGATCCTTTGTTTCGCGAAATCATCATCAAAAGTTTTTTCTATAAGAAACAAGATATTGCTGTTATGTATGATTTGCCATACGAAATTGCGCAATTTAAACGTTTGAAGAAAAAGGCGGTCATCGAAGTGGCAGCCCTGTTGGAGATTGTTGTTTTGAAGCAAGCATGATACTTTTATGATCTTTTTGCTTTTATATAGTAAGTTAATATATAAATATAAGTTAATTGTCCAATGCCTGATGACAAAAAAAGCTGGCTGGGAGCGCGTTCCAAATTTTCACAAGTTGAATATCGCATCTTTTGCCCTTCAGATAAAGGATTACGAATGGCTGAAAAACAGAAGCTGCGGGTATTTGAATTTATGCATTAAAGGATGTGACATAGTGTTAGAGCGACTTAGTTTTACTTACATTGTTCAAGAAACAGTCGTACGCATCGAAGAACAAACGGACTATCCGTGTCTCGACTTCTTGCCGCTTCGTGGAGAAGGTGCTTATTTTGCCTTAGAAACCGACGAGCAGGAAGATGTAGACAGCAAGACAGCATGGAAAACGGCTTATCGCTATTTTATCCACGCTTATGCACCAACAAAAGCCGTACTCTACGCAATGATAGAGCAGGCAGAAGTCAGTCTTCGGACAAAAATTGCCCTGCCACCCGGCTACGACATCGAGCGGCAAGCAGGAGCGGGCAAGCAAAAAATGGAAATGCTGGCGGAAGATCAGTTTCATGCCAAAATCGGCTTTGAAACAGTCATTTTGCACGGCGATAAAATGAACTTTTAGGAGGAATTATTGATGGCATTTGAAAATAATTTGTATTGTGACTACACACCCGGCGCGGCAAAAGCGGTTGCGGGGAAAGATGTTCTATTAGCAGTCTTTAATGCGGCGGGTGACAAGCTACTGGCTGTGGCGGGACAGCAAGGACTAACGGTCAATCGTTCCAAAGATAGCATCGAGATCACTTCCAAGGACACAGTTGGCGGTTGGAAATCCAAAATCGGCGGCATGAAAGAATGGTCAATCGAAAATGATGGCTTATATGTTTTTGATGCTGAGTCTCATCAGGAATTGGCGAAATATTTCGAAAGTGATGCGCCGGTCTGCGTGAAAGTGATCAATCAGGTCTCCAAAAAAGGCTTGTTTGGCGGCTTGGCGATTGTAGCGGACTACAGTTTTGAAGCGCCGTTTGACGAGGCGATGACCTATTCGATCAAGCTGGACGGCATGGGAGCACTTGTCGATCTGACTATTACAGAAGGTGGCGACCAAATGCCGGGCGAGGCTGAACCGACACCAACGCCAGCACCAACACCAGAAGCATAATTGATCGTGATTAAATCTTGAAGCCGCCTTTGCTGCGGCTTTCTAAATCGGAGGAATGTTAGATGTTTGAATTGAATGATACGACGTACACTTTGCGTTTTAATAAACAAAAAATCAAAACGGTGGAGCTGACGACTGGTGCCAGTGTGGTTTCTGCCATGACTGCCAATAAAGGCATTTTGAGCTATCAGATGGTGGAGTCTTTATTCGTCGCAGGACTGGTTGAAGAAAAAGGCTTGGTGGCAGTCAAACAAAAAGAAGCGTTGGCTATTTTTGACAAACTGGTCGAGGATTTGGGCCTTATTTCAATCAATGTGGCTGTAATTGAGAAAATGCAGGAAGATATGGGTTTTTTGTTCCGTTAAAACTGATCGAATTTGACTATTTGGGCAGTGACGAAGCAGAAGAACCGGCGCCGGAAGCAGCAAAATTCAGTGATGTGCAGCAAATGGCCTTTTTCGTTGTCAATTTTCATATGTCTAAACAGGAATTCGACGGTTTAACAGAACTAGAGAAGCATTTCATTCTAAAGGAATGGGAAAATAAAATCATTTTTGAGTCGACGATGATACGCAATGCGGTCTTAAATGCGGAGCTCAATGTCAACCGCAAGAAAAATTCCCGTTTTATCGAGCTGCATAAGAAACGGCAGCAGAAGGCGGATGCGAATTACAACCAAGATGCTCGTCAGGCGATCGAGGAAAACGAAGCCAGAGAAGGCAAGCGGTGGATCGAGCGCATTTACCAGGCAAACGGTCTTCGCCGACCGAAAACGAAAGAGGAAAGGAGGGAAATAGATGGCAGATAGTCAAAAAATGAGTGTTCAGGTGGATACGTCGCTTGCTCAGCAATTAGTTGAGAAACTGGATATGATGCTTTCGGGAGTCAAAACCCGCGTAGGTGAGGCACAGGGGAAATTTTCCGAATTAAATGGCTCGCTTAGTTCGCTGGGCGGCGCAGTGGGCGGTGTATCAGGCCCGTTAGCGGATATCGGTTCAAATGTAGGCGTAATGGGAGAAAGTTTCCAGTCACTAAAAGACAATTCTTTGATGGCGTTCGCTGGAATTCAATCTGGGACGGGCGGATTAGGACAAGCCTTGAGCGGCGTTGCGGGCATGTTTTCTTCACTTTCTGGAATAGCCGGAAGCTTTGGCGGTACAATTACGGCTGTTGGCTCTTTGATGACAGGCATGAAGGCGATTGGACCGGCACTGATGGGCGTTGGGACTGCGGCAAAAGGATTGATTCCGTCTTTTTCAGGAATCGGACGTGTTTTTAGTGCGATCAATATCCCAATGATGCTGATTATTGCTGGGATTGCAGCACTAGTTGCGGCTTTTGTTTATTTAATGTCGACAAACGAGTCGTTTCGTAATTCTGTCATGTCAGTTGTGACGCAGGTTGGTCAATTATTTGCGCAGCTTTTTCAAGCGCTCATGCCGATCATTATGCAGATTGTGCAGCTGTTCAGTCAAATAGCAGCGGCCATTATGCCAATTGTCATGCAGTTTATCGCGTTTTTCGGTCAGTTGATGGCCGCCGTCATGCCGTTCGTGCAAATGCTGATTGCGGCGCTGATGCCGGTGATCATGCAGATCGTTCAAGTGGTGTCGAATCTGGTGACGGCACTTCTTCCGCCGATCATGACCATTATTCAAGGGATTATGAGCGTCATTCAAATGCTCCTGCCGATCATCATGAAAATTGTGACGGTGGTTATCCAAGTGGTGACAACGATTATCACGGCGATTTCACAAGTGATTCCAATTATTATGACGGTTATCAATGTGATTGTGTCGGTGATTATGACGATCATCAATTATGTGGTCATTATTGCGCAGACGATTGCCTCGGTGATTGGGTCGATCATTGGTTTCATCGCGCAGGTGATCAGTACGGTGATGTCGATTCTGCAACCGATCATTGCAACGATTGGCGGAATCTTCCAGCAAGTCGGAGCGGTTATCGGGATGGTTTTTCAGGCAGTGGCAAATGTGGTCGGCACGATTTGGAATGGGATTCTCAGCGTGATTACAGGGATTGTAAATGCAATCAAAGGAATTATTACGGGGATTTCCAACACGGTATCGAGTGTTTTTAATGGTGTCAAGGGGATCATTGTGGGCGTTTTTGATGCGATCAAGGGGGCTTGGAATGGTTTGACGGATTTTGTCAGCAATATTTTTGACGGAATCAAAGGTGCTGTCGAATCGCTCGTTGGGACGATTAAGGGCTTTATTAACGGCGTGATTGGCGGGATTAATTCGGCGATCGGGCTGATTAATAAGATTCCGGGAGTGGAAATCAAGAAAATTCCGCAGCTTCAATCCGGGACGTATAATTTCCAAGGCGGTATGGCCAGAATGAATGAAGGCGGCCGCGGCGAGATGGTCATTCTTCCTTCTGGTTCACAGGTGATTCCGCATGATGCGACGATGAAATATGCGAAAGAAAGTGCCAAGCAGAGCGGTCGCGCGGTCATCTATGGTCAAACGACAGATCTTTCTCGCGTGGAAACGCTGCTTGAACGGCTGCTGCGGAAAGATACGGTCATCACAATGGACGACAAAGTGATTTCCGACGTTGTGAGCCGCAATCAGGCAACAGACTTTGATCAATACAATTATTCCTTGGGAGGTGCCGTTTACTGATGCATGATTTATTTATCGAAATGAACGGGAAGTCAATTTCTCTTAGCGAGCACTTTCCGGGAGTTTTTATACAGGAAGTGATTCGGAAAAGTCCGCAAATAGAGATCGACAGTGAAAAAATTACAGGAACAGATGGCGTGATTCCCCACACGGTCAGTTTTCAGCCGTTTACAATCCAAGTAACTGCTTATTTACAGGCGCTCGACATTTCTGATTATCATTTAGTTGCGCGAGAGCTTTATCAGTTCTTGTTTCAACGAGAAAGTTACTATATTTGGAGCGAAACGATGCCGGGGATCCGCTATCATGTTTTCCCCAAGCCGTTTGATTTTGACCGGCAGTCAGAACGGGTGGCACTGTTCACTTTGGAATTCGACTGCTTTAAAGGATACGGAGAGTCGCGCGGGACAACGCTTGATCCGCTGACTTTTGAAACGGAGCTATGGCAGATTGGCAATGGACTTGTGAATCCGGAAGATCTGCGCTATACATTTTCAGACGCGCTGTTTCGGGTGTATAACGCCTCGAGTGACCGGATTGATCCGCTAATGCGCCATGAACTGACGATTGCCATTTCTGGAAAAGGTTGTCCGACGCTCACCAATAAAACGAATGGCAGCAGCTTTGCGCTAAATCGCGACTTGCGGCACAGTGATCGACTGGTGATTGACGGCATTTATCCGTATTTAAATGATGATCGTTGCGGCAAAGACAGTAATCATGGTGTCATCCAACTTGAAAAAGGCTGGAATCAGTTTGAACTCACGGGGCTTGAAGAACAGCGCATTGCGTTCGCATTCCCGTTCATTTACAGGTAAGGAGGGAGAAGGATGGATTATTTGATTGTAAGAAGCATTGATGGCGCGTTTGAAGAAATTTTGACAAGCGTTAACTATGATTCTTTCAGCTACAGCTACGAGCGAAATACAAGTCGGACGATCAGTTTTTCGATTCGGCGCACGGAGCAAAATGCGTTCTCCTTTGAACTTCTGGAAAATGAGGCGACTGTGATTTATCAGGGGCAGCAGTTCGTTGTGAAGAAGTGTACGCCTAAAGTGGTTGGAGCGGTCTTTTCCAAGGAGATCACCGCGCATCATATTTCCTATACGATCCAGGATCACATGCAGTATGCCGTTCAAGATGGCGAGAAAACCTATTCGCTTCAAAGTGTGTTGGAATTCGCGCTAAATGGCAATGAACTCGGTTTTTCTTTTCAGGTAATTGGCAGTTTTGGAATGGCCAAGCTGGAGAATCTTGGGGACAAAAACGGGCTGGAGTTGATCAATCTCTGTGTGGACAGTTTTGGCGCGATTTTCTTTGCGGATAATAAGAAATTGCTGTTTTATGATGAGGCCAACTGGTACCGGCGAACGGAAAAGCAGCTGCGCTATCTGTACAATACGGAGGATGTCACGGTCGATGTGAATACCGACACGCTGAAAACCTACATCAAATGTTACGGAAAGCAGAAGGACGAGCCGGATAAATACAGCGGAGACAATAAATATACAGCGGTTGTGACCTACATGTCGCCAAATGCCGAAAAATACGGCAAGCGGATGGCGGCGGCCAAGTCGAATGATAAAATCACGACCACAAAGGAGCTGCTCGAATTTGCCAAAGGTGAGCTGATGGATGTGCCGGACACGTCACTTACGCTGACTTATCGTGGAGACGAGCCGGTCAGTGAGCGGGACATCTGGTATTTCATTCACGAGCCGATGGGATTTGAGACGGAGGTTCATGTGACGCGAATCAAGAGTCCGCACCCGTGGAGCCTCAAGCCGCAGGAAATTGGTTTCAGCAATACGCGGCGGGACATGGTGCGCTTGCAGTCGCAAATGGCCAAACGTGTGACGACGGCTGTTTCAGAAGCGGCCAAAAGTACGGAACGGATTCGGTCGATCTCCCGGACGGCTGCTGAGGCGTATGATTCCCGCATTCTAACGGAAGTGGTAGGTGAGGTTCATTGACGGAAATCCGGATTTTAAAAGACGCGGAACAAGTGGTGTTCTATCCTAAGACACATCTGGCGGCAGTGGAAGGCTTGCAGGTGGCATCGAGTCAGGCTGACGGGCTGTTGCAAGCGGCTGACAAAGTGAAACTAGACGGCATTCAGGCCGGGGCAGAGCGCAATAATGTGACTGCGGAAGAAAAGAACCGCTGGGACGCGAAGCAGGAGGCAATTCTGGTTTCGCCGAACGGGCAGCGCTTCAAATTGCAGGTCACTGATGATGGCAAACTTGAAGCGGTTCCGGCAGCGGAATGAGGAGGTGCAAACGAAATGAAATTGGATTTATGGCTATGGGACATGCTTCTTCAGGGGCGGGAATTCCGCAATAAGACCAACGAAAACTGGCAGAAAATCAGCGACTGGTCGGGCGAAATCGAGACGGGCCTGCGGACGATCTACCACTATGTCGACCAGCAGGACGCGAAGCTTGCGGCTGATCTGGCGGATACGCGGGACGAATTGAACGGCCGGGTCGACAATCTGATCGCTGGAGTGGAGCAGCCATCGGAAACGGTTGATGCCCGGGCGGACCGTCACGGTAAAATTTACCCAACCCTGCGGACACGGCTGAATGCAGAACAGGAAGCCGCTGAAAAGCACAGCACGATTCACACCGACCTGAGCGAGATCATGACAATGGCGTCGCAGGATTTAGGCGTGTGGACTTATAAAGAGATCATCGACCGGCAGACGGTATGCCTTTTAAATGTATCGAGCTCCGATAAAACGGCACCCATTCAGCTGACCCAGCTAAGCGAAGTTGCATATACCGGCGAAATCACAAGCCTTGTGCTGGCCAAACTCGGACCGAATGAGCGCTATCGTTACGAAGAGACAGGCAGAACGGCGAGTTAGGAGGAAGACAAATGACGAAAATTAAAAAAATGTTGGAAACAAAAACAGACGGCACGGTAGAACAGTTTTATCCAGAAGTGCATGCGGAAGGCGTCGTTGGGCTAGGCTCATATGTAAGTGGGCAGATCCCAGTCGGCGTGACAAGTGTGAACCATAAGACAGGCGCAGTAGAGCTTGAGGCCTCAGACGTTGGGGCGGCGGCAGCAACGCATAGCCATTCAGCCGCCACAACAAAAGTCGCTGGATTCATGACGGCGGCTGACAAGGCGAAATTAGATGGGCTTGGTAGCACGACTGGCATTACCGAAGAACGGGCGGAAGAACTAATTCACACAGCTCTTTCTGCAAATGCCCAAATCAAGCTGGAAACAGTCAAGGAGGTTTAAGGAATGACAAAAATTGTAAGAATGTCTGAAAAAAACACGGACGGTACATTGACACCATTTTATCCAGAAACACATGTGGAAGGATTAGTCGGTGCGGATAGTTGGCAAAAACAAGCAATCACCGTGCCAACAGGGGGGCCTGCAATTAATTTATCTGGCGGCGGGAAAAATTTGCTGGACGAAATTGGAAAAGCTACGCAAGGCCTGTATACTTTCTATTGCCCATCGAATACAGCCGGAGCGCCAACGACGAGAGCGACAAGAGGGCTAATCAATAAGACGAGTAAAGATATTGGCTGGGTTTATTCCATAAACGACAAAAATGAGATCTATACGAACTACATGACAAGTGCCAACAACTTTACGGGCTGGGAAAGCATTACAAACACAAGTCAGCTTACAACGTTAACCTCGTTGGATTTGACTGGTATGCGGCCGCTTGCCTCTGGCTATGATTTGGTAAACTTAGACAAGCACGTGACGAGGTCAGAATCTGTTTATGTTACTTCCGCCGCGAACGCTCCTGCGGGCGGCGCAGGTTGGTTGGATGTGGAATATCGAGCTGGCGGTTATGCAAAAGCAACATGGCGCCCTTGGAGTGGGACAAGCATGTGGGTATCTAATCGAGATGGATCGAAAAATACGTGGTCAGCTTGGGTAGATGACTCAACCGTGAATAAAAATGTAGTCGCTTGGGCAGGTGGCTACCACATGGATGCTGGCAAGGTAGTTACTCCTTCTGTCCCGCTATCTGACTGTAAAGCCTGGATCATTTACTGGTCTAAATATAGCGGCGGTGAAGCAAAAGATTACTATTTTTATACACAAGTTGTTACATCTGGTCAGAATGGTGGGCATTCGATCATTATGAAAATGGATGGTGTGGATATTTACAAATATGTATACATTAGTAATACGACGATTACTGGGGCGGATGTTAACAATGAAAGTCCGAATAATAGTGCGGTAATGCGAAAGGTGGAAGCAGTATTATGAAGAATTATTTTGTTACGGTTAACGATGAAGGATTTATTGATGGCTGGAGTGAAAGTGAGCAACCAAATACACAGAAAGTTGAAGCTGATGAATCGCTTAGCAACCTATTTTTCTGTGTGAAGGTAGAAGATGGTAAGGCAGTTCTTGATATGTCTAAAAAGACAGCATTAGAAAAAGTACAGAATAGACAAGATGCACAGCCGAGCATGGGGGAACAAATGCAAGATATGCAGGAGGCTATCGTTCAACTTTCTGAGGAAAAAGCAGCACTTGAACAGCAGCTTCTCGACACGCAAATGGCCATGGTAGCTATGTACGAATCAAATCTATAGGAGAGTGACAATAATGGAAAAAATTTATGTAAATTTGATCATTGCGAAAAAGAAAGCTTTTAAAGATGTGCCTGTAGGAGAACAAGAAAGAGTAAAACAGCTTTTAGTTGAAAAAGGTCTGGGATATCTGGCTGAGTAGAAGAAAGACTCGATTTAAGGCGAATTAGTTATGACTGAGCGTAGCGTGTATTTTAGTAATATTCGTTACGCTTGTTGGTGGTTAGTAGGTGATTAAGTTGAAAGTTGCAGGTTTGACGGTTGGTGAATTAATTTCGCTGATTTCGTTTGTTGGTGTGGTGATTGGCTTTGTTATTCGTTTTGCCTTAATTGCACCACTTAAGAATATGATTCAATCGTTGGATCAGACCCTGCAGCAATTGCGGGAGGATATGCAGGAGAGTAAGAATGATTTGCGTGAAAGTAAAGAAGATCGAGCGGATATTCGCGTATATATACAAAAAGTTGAAGCAGATCTCGATAAGCGGATTTCAATTATTGAGACAGAGAGAAATGAACTTTCAACTGCGCAAATCGCTCAGCAAATCGTTGAGGAGATTAAGCGGGGAGGTGGTTAAATGAAAATTAATTGGAAGGTGCGCTTTAAAAATAAGGTATGGATAGTTGCAATGATAGCCACTCTTTTTTTCATCATTCAAAGTAGCTTAATTGTGTTTGGTATTAACTGGGATTATAGTAACCTGCTTGAACAAATGATCACGATTATTACGGGGATATTTGCTTTAATAGGTTTAATTATTGATCCAACTACTGCAAATACTTCAGATAGTCGGCAAGCGCTTGATTATGAAAAACCAAAAGGAGATGAAAAATAATGGTGAATATCAAACAAGACTTTTTAACCCTCAACAACTGGTCGCGTCCTGGGACGAAACTGATTAAAGTCAAGGGAATCGTGATCCACTGGTATGGAAATCCGGGGACGACAGCGCAGGCGAATCGCAACTACTGGGAATCTTTGAAGGATGGGCGCGGGACTTATGCTTCGGCTCATTTTTGTATCAGTCCGGACGGCTCGGTCGTGCAGGCGCTGCCAGAGCAAGAGATGGCTTATCAGGTGGGATCGGCGAAAGGCTATACACAAAATGCATTAAATAAGCTGTCCAGTTATCCGAATAATTGCGTGATTGGGATTGAAAATGCGCACCCTGATTGGAATGGTAAATTCTATGAGGCGGATTATGCGGCCTGTGTGGAGCTTGCGGCCCATCTATTGAAAAAGTATGGTCTGACGCACAATGACCTGTGGCGGCATTCGGATATTGTGGGTGCTGCCTACAAAGATTGTCCGCGGTACTACACGAAAAATCAGTCTGAGTGGGATAAATTGAAAGAAGATGTGCGACAAAAGATGACGGGCACCTCGACTGGGTCTCCTAACGGCTCCTATACGATTCCGCCTTTTTCAGAGGCAATCGGCACACTGAAAACAAAGATGGAAATGAATATTCGCAGTGGTCCCGGGACGACTTATGCGATCACACGAGTGGCAGCCAAGGGATCCGGGCACTCAGTCTATGAAAGTCGTGATGGCTGGTACCGGGTATCAAGTGGTGAATGGATTAGTGGGAAATCGCAGTATGTTCAATTTTCGAGGAAATCAAGTGAGCCTGTGAAGCCAGCTGTAAATACGGATCATCATCAATATGTCTACTTCCCAGCTGATCAGGGGACTTGGCGTGTGTATCCACTATCGGCTCCAACTCTGCAAGCGCAGTACAGCATCGGATCGATCAATCCGCCCCAATTTGGCGGGCTGACATATGCTGTGAAAAAAGATCGCGGCGATTGGGACTATGAGATTGAGACGGGGGCATTTGGGCGAGTGCGGGTTTACTGCCATCCAGATACGGGCGCGAAAGTCAGTTGGAGTGGCCCGGGTAATTGGCCGAATGTGCAACCGTGA